ATAATGATGAAAAAATATATATTGGATCTACCACTGGAAAATACTTTTGTTTGAGAAAAGGAGGTCATACTCGTCCAAGTACAACAAAAAGCGGAAGACAACCACAACTATATGGTTATATAACTGATAATGGAGGATGGGAATGTTTTAGATTTGAAATTTTAAAAGAATATGAAAATATTGCTAAGAAAGAACTATTAACAATAGAAAAAGAATACATACAAACATTTAAACCATTATGTAATAAACAAAGACCTATACGAACATGTCAAGAAATATTAGAAAATAATAAAAATAAAAGCAGATTACATAGACAGAGACATCCGGAGTATCTCCAAAAAAATAAAGAAAGACAATCTCATAAAGATTACGTTAAAAAGAGATGTTCTACTATTATAGAATGCGAGTGTGGAGGTCGTTACACATTACAAAATAAAACTAATCATTTTTCTAGAAATATACATAAGGAATATGAAAACAAGAAAGATAAAACTACGCTCAATAGTGAAATCTCATCTTCCGAATAAGAAATGGGATGCTAAATTTGTATACCCAAATGGAAATGAGAAAGTAGTTCCATTTGGAGCAAGGAAAAATGTAAATGGAAAATGGGTTGATATGTCTGATTTCACCAAACACAAGAACGTGACCCGAAAACAACGTTACCTGAATCGTCATTCAGGAATGGGAGAACACTGGAATAAACCTGATACTCCAGGCGCTTTATCTAAATGGATATTGTGGAACAAACCCACTTTAAAAGCAAGTATTGCAGACTTCAAGAAACGTTTTAATCTTTAGATTGTAAATACTGTTTTGCGTTGTAGTTGAAGAGTTGGATATAGGAAAAGATGACTGTACCTATAACCACCGAGTACCAAAGTTCCATTTTATAAAACGGAATCTTTTTATGTAATTGGTTTGAACACAAGCTTGAAATGGATCCTCCGCAGACTCGTAAGCAACAACACAAGTCAGCTAAAGAAAAGGGAAAGAGAGAATTCTCACAGAAACATGTTCGTCACATAGAACAGTTAATGGAGAAGAGGCGAATGGGAAACCCTTTGCGTCTTTCTGCTGTCTCTGGCCTTCGTTCGGACTCCGTTTTTCATTGTTCGGCACGTAATGCCTCTGTAAGTCTTCTTCTCACAACCTGAAGTGTAATATTGAACTCTTGCAATATATCCACGATAGGTAGGCAACTCACTTCTTGCTTCTCGAGATAACATCTTGAGTAATCCGTACATCCATTTCATATACACTCTGCGGTTCTGTAACGGGATAGGAGTGTTTTTTTCCATGTAAGATTTGAAGACCTTACGTAAATTTTCAAAAGGGTACACTTCACATAACTTTTCCATGAACTGACGGTGTCGTGACATATCTTCCTCTTCAGGTTTGTCAGGGTAATTAGACGCAATAGAAAACAAAAAATCGCGTCCCGGAACCGCTGTTGGTTTCAAGGAAGCATAGAAGTTTTTTACTTCTTCAAATTTTGGGTCAGGACCAGGGTTCACAACTTCTGGATTTTCTGCGCACTGCGTTCTCAATTTATTGTTCACCATATTGTGGATTTCATAAAGCCACTTTCCTGCGTCTCCCTTCAAGGGGTGGTCGTAAGTAAACTCTTTCGTGGATGCGCGGCAAAATTTACATGGCAACATCTCTTTCATTTCAAGTAAAACTGCTTGAGGGTTACGCGATTTGAACGCAATTAAATGAAATAATTGCCATGCACTTGGTCCCCAAAAACGAGTATCTATACCCATCCTCACTACTCATAGGCAGAAAAAGAATTCTAACATAAAACTAAAATGGCCTCCGATATGACTATCATGACTTTCGCAGTCGCAATCTTCTTGGGTGGAGCTTTAACCCAATTTTTCAGTGCTATTACTCGTGACTTGATAGCTCCTGTTATTGCCGGAGCTATCCCAGGCGCTCAACAAAGTTTAGACAAGATCGTTATCCAAGTCGGTCCTGTCAAACTCGATGTCGGTGACGCAATTGGTGCCACACTTCAATTAGCTATTGCCATCTTCGTTGTATACGCCACTCTCCCATACATCCGCGCATACTCGCCAATCGCCGGTGGACGTCGTTAAATTCTTTGCGTTTAACAAAGAATGGACTTATTGAACAAGTTAGCAGATACTGTAAAGTCAGGTGTTGACAAAGTCAAGACCACGTTGAGTGGAACAAACGCTGCCGCTCAAACTTCACTTCCCGCTGTAGCTACGGCCAAGGCTCCGGCTGCTTTAGGAACTGCTCCTGAAACTCCAGGACATACTGTTACTGGAGGTCGTCGTATCAAACGTCGCTCAACTAAAAAGGCAGGTAAACGCCGTTCTACAAAACGTCGTCGTCACCGCAAACATTAATTTTCAATTTTGAATGTCGTCCATCCGCCTCTTCTGGGGTATTTACCGTATGCCGCTTCTACCCGCTTTTCCATATCTTGAACCTTCAAACTTCTCAAATCGTTCTCTATCTTCCATCTTGCGAACGCAGATTTCAATGTGGTTTTATCAACAGGTTCAATTTCTTCTCCTTCAGCAGTCGTAGTTGTGGCGCTCAACTTTTCAGTCATAAATCTCGCAATTCCGTCATTATCGTTACGGTATTCCGTGGTGTACTGCATAACCTTTTCTGGAGCAGGAAGTTTACGTAATCCTTTTCCTTCGCTCAGAATATGTACCAAATAGTTCAAGAAAGGAGTCGCCCATTCTTTTGATACAACCGCAAACTGAATGCTTTCGTCAATTGGTAATTCGTAATCTGCCTTTGGATTTGGAACAAACTTCGAAGTAAATTCAATAACGACCAATCTGCGCCATGTACCTCCGTCCGTAGTATTAATCACCGGCTTGTCGTTACATGCCAAATGAAACTTCGCTTGGACTTCAAATTCTGTGCCTGACTTGAACAAGTCACGAGCATACATCTTTTCGCCTGAAGTGATTTCTTTCATCAATCCAGTATTGAGCGCGATAGATTCATCTGGTTCCTGCATAGTCACAAATCTTCGGCCTTTCAATCGGATAACTTCCGGAGCTGCGTTTCCCGATCCCTTACGTTTTTGCGTAAACAACGAGATAGGAACCGTACATGCGTAATCACCAAGAGCTGTAGCCGTCAAATTGAGAATCATAGATTTACCGTTAGAACCAGATCCCGTGAGAATATGGAACTTTTGTGCGGTGTTTCCACCCATCAAATTCGTTGCCAAATGTTTCATGAAATAGTCTCTCACTACCGGATCACGAATAACGCTACAAATAAATCTATCTAACGCAGGCCAAGTATCGTAATCGTAATACTTCTTTTCGGGATCGTAATCTATTCCAGTAGAGAACGAAATGTAATCTTCAGGCTTGCCTTCACGAAACTCAAATGTCGTTAAATCAAGAACTCCGTTGTTGAAGGCAATAAGTTCCTTGTTTGCGTCCACCTTCTTCGTGAACTCTTCGTCAAAGAAGAACTCGCGACACTCTTTCATGACATTGTCCTTGAACTTCACCGTCTTCAGTTTCATGTAAATTCCGTTGTAGTCATTACTTTGCTTCTCAAGCTGACAGTATTCACAAGCCCCACAATCTTTCTTTCCTTCTGGGCTTGCGCAATCAGTCAAGTTTCGTTCGCTCATTTGGTTCGCGACATTCAAGTGACGTTTACGGAACTCTTTAGCGATTTGTCTTGATAACTTGAGTTGTAAATCTACACCCTTATCTGTTTCTCTCCAAACATGACCGCACCAACGAAACCAGATATTCTTGCCGAAATCCACACATTTATATTGATCGCGAAACATGGCATAAATAACTGCGGCTACGTCGTGTTCTGTTCCAGAACAAGCAGATAACACGAGTCGGTCTACGTTTCCTTCTTCAACTATGTCGTATCCTTCACGATTATCTTCGCGAGACCAGAAACGTAATGTTCCTTCACCCAAACGATCACCGTCATTTCTGAAACTCAAAGAGTTCCATTTTGCGATACAGTCGTCTTCGTTGTAATTTGGTCCAATTTGCTGACTGAATTCAAGGAACACGTCCAATAAATCTGGATGAATGTTCTTCAAACAAATCGCGACTTGGACCCATTCGTTGTAATCGTTGAATCGCGACTCTTTCAAGTTCATCGTATGATTTTTCAAGTACTGTTCGCGATCAGGATCCAAAGGTTGAAGAATTGGACGATTAGTTGGAGAAGACCCGCGTGAACTTCCCTTGTCTCCTCTTTGTGCCGGTCTTCCTCTGCTTGGGGCAACTGCACTTCCACCAGAAATACGAACTTCCTTGTTTTTGTCGAGAGATTCATAAATCTTCTGACCTTCGTCAGTAAGTTTTGTTTCATTTGAATCGTCTCTTCTTAAAGAAAGAAGACGCATTAGACTTGAAGTTTCTTTCAATCGGTCATCGTTGATTGTTGTATTGTCATTTGTGTCGTAATTGATGATATACGCAACCGTGTATGGCAAGGAATTTGGATCGGTTTTACGAGACCCGTACAGCGTCCATGGAACGCTGCGATTTACGACTGCTTCATCGTATACCTTAGACCAAGGTTCATGTAAAGGAAGTCCATTGAAGTATTCGTCCATGTTATTCAACAAAGCTCGTCTTACGCGTTGTTCTACGAACTTACGAGTACACACATCTGGAACCACAATATGAATACCTGATTTCAATTTACCTTTCTTGACGTCCAAAGTAGGCTTTCGTTTTTCCATGATATACAACTTAACGTCTTCCGGAACTTCTACGTACTTTTTGATTTCTGCCATATACGCTTTGACAAAGTTACATACTTGGTCTCTTGTATGAAGATGTTTATGTTCGCATTTATCTTTATCGTAAATGAAATCAAAATCTATGCGAAGCGGTCCAACATCCGTAGTTTTTTCAACGAGATACTGTTTTTCTCCATCAGCCATACTTTCCGTATAAAGTCTGTAAAATGTATCCATTTCATCTTCGCCAATGAAGTATTTACCTCCTGCGAGGGAAGTATGAGTCCATGTTCCGTCAGATTTATGATTTTCTAGAAAATTACGTAATGTTAATAATTCTGTCATTGCGTGTGTTGAGGCAAGATAACTTTTTGGCAAAACATCCGTTTTGAACGAACGCCGTTAAAAATGAATTTAATACGTTCTGGATAAGATAAGGTAAGAAAGATGGATAAATTCTGCTCCGTATGCAAACGTTTATTAATTACGTTCAGGGAAACGGTCGTTGATGGCGAGAAAACAGCCGAAATTGTCTGCGACGAGTGCGGTGAATCTAAAGCAATTGACCGAGGTAAACCTGTCTACGAACACAACTTACGTGAAGATAAAGTCACAAAACTCAGCTTGAATCCTTATATCAAGTACGACGCAGCTCTTCCAAGATTCACGAACATTGCCTGTTCTAACTCCGAGTGTCCCTCTAAAGCGGGGGCACCATGGGACGTGCGAGGTATGAAAATAGACGTGAAAAACTTGGTGTGGGCGTACCAATGTATCAACTGTGGACTCATGTGGCAACAAGCTTCTCGCGCTACATAATAATGACAACTCGAGGTCGTAAGTTCTGCCAGTGCATTAAAGCCGTCCAGAAGAAACTGAAGGGCAAAAACACTGAATCCGCAGCTATCGCTATTTGTGTGAAATCCATGCTTCATAATCGTGGACGCACAATCAAGCGTTTTTCATGTCTTGGTAAAAAACCAAAATTTGTTACTCAAAAACGTAAAGTATCTAAATAAAATAGACATAGACAACAACAATGGAAGAACTACGAGATCAATGCCTTGCTATCCACTCTGAAGTCGTGCCTGTTGAAAGACAAACGATAGTTGATACCTCAAAAGAAGACCGAGTCACTGAACCGTACTTCACTAAATACGAATACACGCGTTTAGTTGGTTCTCGCGCCCAACAATTAGCTGACGGAGCTCGTCCTCTGATTTCACTTGAAGGAATCCTCACTTCTGACCCTGCTTTCGTGTTTAACGTCGCTCAGAGAGAAGTAGAAGAAGGTGTTCTGCCTTTCATTATTCATAGACGTTTGCCTGCTGTTGAAGGCCAACCTCCTAAATCTGAATTCTGGAGTGTTTCTGAACTAAAGATTCGTTGGTGATTATCCGCATAATTCATGTAAGACTTCTTCGCTTGGTGGAAATACTAATAACTTAGGATCGCCAGTTTGGAAGTAAAGAGCTGGCTTGTCGTGGGTAGCCGATTTGTTCGCCCATTGTAAATCTACACTGTATCTGGGGTCAAATCTTTTTTGGTCGAGAGCTTGTTCGTTGTATAAACGACGAGCGTCCGATTGAGGGTACTTGGACCATAAATCTTTCAATAAGTATACTGCCACAACGGCCAAGGCGAGTCCGGTGTACAAGTAATTTTTATACAATAAATATCCAACGACCGAGAGGAGCAATACTGTTGCTCCCGGACGTGTTAACTGCATAAGCAGTTCAAGTAAAGTATACGAAAAACTTCTGTATGAAATCACTACGAGCAAAATGCCCACGACAACAATTGCCGAAGTAGAATCACTTAACATCCTTATTCTTCTATGATAAAAACGAATATACAGATTCTGAGATAATGAATAACAAAGATGTTAATCCCAATTCGTTGCTGGACTTGCAATAATCCCTGGCTTGCTTCTCGTTACCTTCGTTACCTTGAGTTAGTAGAAGAATACCGGAAGAAAGAAGGGCGTGGCGTGACTGAGATGGAATATTTGACTCCAACGACAACAAAAACAGCAGAAGGTAAAGCTCTAGACGAACTCAAAGTCAAGAAAATGTGTTGTCGCACAAAAATATTGACACACGTGGATTTGTTATAATAAAATGGGTTGTAAAGACAAATGTCCTATTCGGTCTATCTCCGTAGCAAATTAGCATCGGAGCCAACTATTTTAAATACCAAGAAACCTACAGACGCTTCCATGTTCACTCAAAAAGTGAGAATGGTTGCGTCGCAGGATTTTTCTACTGCTGGCAATGCCTACGGAACCACACTCCAATCCAGCGATATGTCCTACGGAGGCCTGAACCATCCAACAACCTCGAACTTGAAAAACACCGGCAGACCTGGTCCTGCTTCTGCCTTTACCGCTTATGTAGGATCCCAAGCAATTAAAACCGACGCAGCTTACCAACGCGGTATTATAGTGAACCCTACATTTATGGGAACTGCGCAATGTAACGCTATTACGAATCCTCCTGCTCCTCCACAAACCTCTTCGGACTTTATACGCCAAACCCAAGGATGTAAAGTTGCTCTTGGACAACAACACGACCCTAATACTTTGGGTCCTAGAATTTTCGTAGACAACACTATTCGTAACCAAGGAGATCCTGCCTTATGTACGACTCGTGCTGCGAATCACAGTTATGTTGCCGAAAATCCTCATATGTTATACAGTCCACGTCCATCTCAAGCTGGAGGTCAATACGCTCTCAAGGGAGACTTGGCGCCTGGAAAAGACCTTGGTGCTCTCGGCGGAAATCCACATTACAAAGCTGGTGCTGCACTTGCTCGTCCACAAAATTACCATATTTCTAAGAAAGACACAAACGTCAAGACTACATCTGCTAAACCTGTTCCTACAAAATACCAAATTCCTGCTAATACTCCTGCTCACTTGAAAATTAACGATCCTATTACTCCACGAGCTTTTTAATTTAAGGGTTCTTCAAGTTAGTTAAGTAATGTTGTATGTGTGCACCGATATCCAGGATTTCCATACGTTCAAGTCTTTTTTCAAAGAAACGTATGGCAAGTCAACATTTTTAGATTTATCTACGGTTCCTGCTTCAAAATTAGCAGAAGAAGGATTGGCAATTGTAGACCATCATTCTGACTGTTATGTGTTTCTGGGTTACTTGGAACCCGGATGGATGCTTGAAGGACCCCACCAAGTTCAATTAAGGAAACTGTTCCGGAAGTTCAACGTCGGGTTTGTTTGCAAATACGTAGACAGCATACCGTTCTCCTGGAAAAACGGAACTGAAATAGTTTACACAAAATCGCCTTTAAATCAGTATGGATCCCCCAATACTCTCAACGATGGTTGTGCTTTACAACACCAACCTTAAATTTAACACTGATGTTATAATGTCCGATTTACCTCTTGAAGGTTCTATCATCAAAGTAGAAAAACGAGGAGTAGCAAAGCGCGGAGAAAGTAAACGAGACAAAATTAAACGACGAGTGAAAAAAGACGCTCTTCCTACTAGCACTACCGGGTTTTGCCATAATTCTATCACCATCGTTGTTCTCAATAATGGTGATGGGACCTTACCCGAAAAAGAAATCACGATCAAAATATTCCAAAATGGTGTCTTTCATTTAACCGGTATTCTTCATGAATCTTATGCCACAGCGTCAATTGATTTATTATTGAACGTTCTTTGGAACCGATGCCGTCACTCAATTATTGACTGTCCTGAAATGTATGAAATCTTACGCAGAAGAGTCGTGCTTATGAATTACACTACCAAATTATCATCAAACCAAACAGTTCCACGAGAAGCTTTGTATAACAATATTCGTAATTTAGGAGACGAAAACATTACTTCTGCTTATGATCCCGATGTTTATCCTGGTGTAAAAATCCACATCGGTCCTAAAAATTGGACTGCAAAAGTATTCAGAACTGGAAAAATCATTTTGACTGGAATTACCGAACACGAAGAGACAACTGAATTCATCACACAACTATTGCGTTTGTTTGCTTTGGTGCTTCCACAAGCTCAAGTATCACGAACGCCGACAATACTGCCTGAGCTATTGCTAGCCCAGTAAGAACAACAAGCCAAACGTATACATTGTAAGGAGTGCTTAACGATTCCCACATTCCACTAAACAGCGCGACGGCTCCTGCGACGTACAGCACGAGACTTGCTGCGCTTCCTGCGATGAGTCCTTTTGTGATGGCGTCCATTCTTTTTCTTTGTCTTACGTCTACGTTTTGTATCTGTCTGTGTACCGCTTCCTGGGTATAAATCTTCTGCTCCAATCAAACGAAATCCACCTACTTTGATCGGAGGAGCCTTAGCCAGAGAATCGTATGTTGAAGATGCCTTTATTTGCGTATGTGCGTCCACCAACTTCTTCAAAACATCACCTGCATTCGCACCAGCAACAGAATTAGCTGTAGGTAAGGGAGGAGGTGTCACGTTTTGTTCTGCTCCGCCTGTATACTTTCTACGTCTTCCTGCTCCTTTTTGTCCTGCTCCGAGAGCTTTAGCCGCAGCAGCAGCATTTGCCGCATCAGTTGTAGTTTTTTGAGCGGCTGCTTGAGCTATACTTCCAGTGATTTTCTGGATTGGAGGAGGAGTAGCTTTGGGAACGGTAGTTGCTACCATTCTCCCATTGGCGTCCGTTGTGAAATTCATATTAATATATGACGCAGAAATAAGAATAAAATGGCGTCATTGAATTCAATTCAAATTCAAGCATTGGTAAGAGATATGGATTACAGTATGCGTAAACATAAAGGTCTGCGTGTAACCAATCCAACCTCTTTTCGAGAAAAAGTTGTTGCTGAAAACCAGTTA